TTGCCCAGGTGCATCACAGCCCGCAATCTGACACCAATAGTCGGCCAACAGAGTGGCCAAGTATGCATCACCGTCATAGGCATTTAGGCACCGGCGCCATAACTCAGGATCACAGTGTTCACTGTAGGGACTGTGACTGCGAGCCTGACTGTAGGCAATGTGATTGTATGCATCATACCCACCAAACAATTCATCAGCGGCTATGCCAGAAAACATCACACGAGCTTGGGTGTGTTGCGCCACAATCCATTTGCCCACAAAACTCCAACTTTGCACAGGCATTTGAGTTCGACGCAAAAGATCTTTAAAGGCCTGTGCCCATTGTTCAGGATCTACATTGACCACAGCAAGTTGTGTTTTTTGTTGTGCGGTTAAAAAATCTCCAATGCGATCCACTATGGGATCCTTGCCTGTCATGTTCACAGCCACAAGTTCGCTGTTGACAGACTCAGACAAGATCAAACTGGAATCAACACCACCTGAATAGCTGATGGCTGTGTCACATGTGGGTGTCATTTCACGCATGACTCTGATCCACAACGAATCAAATTCTTCCTGAACCGCGTGGCTGTTGGGATAAGTCTGAGGCTGTATCCATGACCATACACTGTCTAAGATGGTGCTTGGCGCATGGTCAACATACAGTCGTCCTGGTTCCAGGCGTTCAACGCCCTGCCAGGGCGTTTGATCATGCATGGTCCAGTGTTTGTTTAAGAATTCAACCGGGACTTTGACTGGCTTGATGTAGGTCAATATGGGTGCAATTTCCGAGCACACGATCACAATGTCATCGTCTTGATAACGATACAGATAGTGTTCGCCCTGTGGGTCCGATGCATAGGTCACACGATCCGTGTCCCAGTACACCCAAGCCCAGGGTCCTTCAAAGTATTGAAATCTGTTGCGATTGTCCCTGGCTGCATGATAAGCCAGTTCTGTGTCATTGCTGTAACAGCCATGCCAATGATGGTTGTAGATTTCTCCGTTGTAGGCAAAAAAATCCTGTCGTGATTGATTGTAAAAGTCTGCCGAGCCTGTGATGTGTAGCACAGTTTGTGCTATGAACACACGGTCAGAGTGGCGATAACGCACAAAGTCTGGACCACGACTTTGTAGCACATCCACAGCCGCAAGATGTTGTGTCAAAGGTCGAGGAACACGACTTTCTACATACAGTACGCCGCACATTATTTTATTTTTTCAATCACACTTGGCAGCCAGTTGGCAAAATCTGCTGGCCAGTTAGCCTGCATTTGTGCTAGTAATTTTTGGTTGTGTTTGGCTGCTGTTTGACAGCGTTGAGATAATTCATGCCAGGGCAAGGTTTTGAACTGATCAACTGTTTGGTTTGCGTTGTTCACAAAGTCCACCATTTTGTCCCCAAACTCTCTGGTTTGTTTTTCAAGTTGATAATCATAATCATGGTTGACCAAATCGTCCATGACATCAAATCCCAGTTGACGAAGATAGGCCACAGTGTAACGACCACAGTATACCACCCAGGGCACCGGAGTGACCAAGGCTCTAAATAACTTTTCACTGAGTGCTATCACAGTGTCACCAGAATAGGTTTCCACAATCATGTTCATCCAAACATGTGAATAAATTTCTTCCAAGGTCTTGGTGTGATTGCGATAGGGCATCAAAGGCAACAATTCATCATGAATTTTTTGATAGTGCATTTGAAAAGTATCAGGAATTGATTGCATGGTCTCAGAAAAATTCTGTTGCAGTACCTGTTGTGAATCGTTGCCGCTGCTCCATGACCAACAGTTGAAATTGACCAAATCTCTATCAAGGTCAAGTAAATTTGGATATGTGGGATCAATAGGATTGAGTTTTACTGTGCGAGATGTCAATTCAAGAAACAACATCATGCGCTTGGCGTCAATACGATTGACCGAAAAACTAAATCGTCGTTGGGGTTTCCACTCAGCAATGGCAGGAACGTAATTGTAAATTCCAAAATATGATTGTGGCAGTTGTGCCACCTGATATTGTGTGGGACAATTAACTTGATTGTCTGTAATGACCACAGTGTTGGGATCAAACAGTTGTGCCACAGGCGGTGTGTTATCCATTGGGCCGCAAGTGGTAATATCATCTGCCAGACACACTGCCACTGTTTTGTCAGCACGACGCCAAACTTTTTGGCTGTTGCCAACAGGTGTGTATCCAAGATTTATCAACAAACTACGAAAAAAATCCAATGTGGTATTTTCATGCCAAATGCATTGAGTTTTTTGAAAAACTTCGCTGGTATAAATGTCGTGATAAGAGTCGCTCATGCGAGTACTTATAGCACAAAAGCGCAGGCAAAAACAAACTCAAAAACAACAGTTTTGTTGCAAAAAAACCACAAAATTTCAGCTGATTTTTGTGGCAAAAATGCCACAAAATCCTGGATTTTTGTTGCAAAAATACCACACACAATTTTGGTTGACCCAAAATGCCCAAAATGCTATAATACACACATGATGAGAAAGAAACGTACTGATCGAACCCACATTGTGTACATGATCCAAATTGGATTGGAGTACTACATTGGTATTACCGCAAAAACTCAGCGCACAATCAACATGTCGCTTCAGAGTCGTGTGAACAAGCACATTTATCGCGCCCGTACAGAAGACAAGAATTGGAACCTGTATCGTGCAATTCGTGCGGCAGGCGAAGACGCTGTGAGCTATGCCATTATTGACACGGTGCGTGGCAAAGACGCCGCTCACCGATTAGAGCGCGAATTGATCCAAGAGTATCAACCCACACTCAACACCGATGTGCGTGTGAAAAAGAGTTGACCAATAAAAGTCAATCAGCTATAATACATACATTGCAACAAGGAGCAGACATGATTGCAGAACAGAATCAATGGGTAGGGCATTACAGCGTTCGCCACGGTGGTCCTTACGATCGTGGGCAGGCCGACAGCTATTACCAGCGTGGCTTTGATCCTCACTACTATGTGGGCGACAGCTACACCAGCCCTCGGGTGGACATGCAACACATGACGGCAGCAGAGATCACTGCCTACACCGCAGGCTATCGTTACAACGAAGAGTCAGGCGATCACAAGGACTGGGGCTGAACGCCCAATCAATTCAACCAAGGAGATAGAATTATGATGCCCGCAGGAAAGTACTACATTGGTGACTTGTGCTACGTCATGACTGACGCTGAGTGGGAAGAATTTTGCTCAATTACCATCAAGGGCAGTCGTTGCCTGGACGGCGAGTTTGAGTTTAAAGATGGCCGGCGTTTTGCCACCTACGGCACTGCCTACGGCGATGGATCGTATCATGATCAATACGGTCATACATACTCAGTGGACGCTGGCTTGATTGGGTGCATACGTGCAGAAGACATTCGTGCCGACAAGTATGACAATTTGCTGGACCTGGGTGCTGTGCAAGAATTTGCCGGCGCCTTTGCCACCAGTGAACATGAAGGACAAATTCAGTTTGGGCATGTGATAATTGACACTGACCCTGCTTACGATGAGGATGAAGAATGACTAAAATTGTAATCAATGCTTGCCATGGTGGCTTTGGGCTAAGTCACGAGGCTGTGCTGGCATATCTTGAACAGAGTGGCCAACAAGTGTGGGCCGAGGTCAATGAAAAGTACGGCAGATTGATTCCGTTCACATACCACCTGGTACCACCAGAAAACCGTGTGGAAGGCACTCCCGACAACTGGCATGACATGACCCTGGATCAACGTCAAGCACACAATGCCGCATACAGTGAAACTGTGTTCTATGATCGTGATCTAGCTCGTGATGATCCGTGCCTGGTTCAAGTGATTGAACAACTGGGTGCTGTTGCCAACGGGCGTCATGCCGACCTCAAGATCGTGGATGTTCCTGATGATGTCAACTGGTACATTGAGGAATACGATGGCCGTGAATGGGTGGCTGAACGTCACCGAACTTGGGAGTAGATCATGAGCAACATAAAATCAGCTAACGGTGCACGGGGTTGCATCATCAGTGGGTTTGATGGCACCTATTATTTTCGGGTGTATGATGCTGATCACAACTTCACAGACTATGACTTGCGTCACTGCGACTTGGCAGTGATCATCGACGACGAGGATGCATTTTTTTACAGTGACGAATCGGGCACAAGACTGGATCATGCACCCGCAACACTGGGAAAAGAATCCAACTAGTCCAAAAAATGTCAACCAAGTGCGGCGCCAAGGCGTTGTATATGCATGCATCGAGACATAATCAACCAGGTACGTGAGTTGTTGGATCGCCATTTTGATCTAGTGGAAATTTCCCATAAATTGAAACTGGATCCAGAACTGGTCAGGCTAGCCGCAGACGTCATCAAAGAAATATTGACTTGACCTTAAATAGCTTCACTGTTACAATGTTCATACGGGCCTCTAGCTCATGTTGGTTAGAGCAGCGGACTCATAATCCGTTGGTGCTGTGTTCGACTCACAGGGGGCCCACCAAACACCTGGCGTTCGTATAATGGATAATACAGGGGATTTCTACTCCCTAAATGTGGGTTCGATTCCTGCACGCCGGACCAGGATTAAATAACAACATGCTAAAACCAATCACACTCAATACCAACTTTGATCAATTTCTCCAGGCTGATTATTCCACTCACGAGGGCAGTTGTATCAAACATCAGGTGCACGAATTAAAAGACATTCATGCAAAATTCAATGGGTTTCCTGATTCTTACACCTACGAAAATACTCGTATTCGTCAGTTGTGGTGGACTGCGGAACAGGTGGACTTTGATGACATAGGTGCTCAGCTGGGCATGGAAGTTGTGACCATCAGTAGCATCTTGCAACAGCCCGGTTGTGTAATTCCCTGGCACAGAGATACGTTTTATCAAATTGGACAACGTTTTCCCGACAGGACCGAACTCAAGGTTCGTGCCAACATTTATTTGCAAGACTGGCAGTTGGGACATTTTATTCAGTATGAGGACACTGTGGACACACATTGGTCACAAGGTCAAGGTTGGCTCTGGGACAGTGAGGTGTTGCACCTGGGTGCCAATGCTGGCATGCAAAACAAGTACACCCTGCAGGTTTCGGGATTTTTAAAGTAGAGTCTGCCAGAGTGGTGGAATGGTATACACAGCAGACTTAAAATCTGCCGCCCGCAAGGGCATACGGGTTCGAGTCCCGTCTCTGGTACCAAAGGAACTGACATGAGCACAATCAAGATTGAACCACAGCAACACAGTGAAGACGCTGACAAAGACCTCTTGGATGACATCCGTGCTGGATGGGCCCAGATGGAGGCCCAACGCAGACTGACTCCCGAGTTCAAGATCAACAACATGGAATATGACATGAGCCAGGCCGAGTGGTTTGTGAGCCGGGTACGTGGCAGTAAAACCTATGCTCAAAACTTGTATGCAGCCATGTGCAACAACAGTTTTCAAAAGCAGGATGTTTGGCTGGTGTTGAAAGATGAGTACTGGTCATGTACCTGGCGGTCGGCCGGTGGCATTGTGGCCGATCTAGAAGGTCAAGGCGGCGACTACATGGACTGGTATTGCTCGGGCATGGGCAGTGGCCTAGGCAACGGTGACACTGATGGCAGTTTGCACTATGTGGGCGAAAGTGTTGTTACCGATGAGATTGGCGCAGATCTGGCACTGTTGGGTTGGCGTGTGGTTGAGGACCCTGACAGTCAGGGACCCTGACTGTGAATGACTTGAGTAAATAAGGTTGAACAGGAGTAGACTATGAAAAAAGCATTATTAGCATTGTTGTTGGTGTCTGGGTCGGCCATGGCTCAACATCACGACTACTATAGACATTATCACCACGGCTATTGGCAACGTGGTGGACCTGGTTGGGTCTGGGTAGCACCAACCATCATTGGTGGCGTGATTGGATATGAGATTGCTCGTAACCAACCACCCGTGGTAGTGCCACAACCGCCTGTGATTGTTCAGACTCCACAGGTGTGCAGTCCCTGGACCGAAGTACAAAATCCCGACGGCACAATCACCCGCACCAGAACTTGCAGCCAATAGTCAGTGTGCAATGATAACACACCACGGTTCTTCAGTTGTGCAGTATGACAATTGGCTGAGTGATCAAGACATTGACAAAATTTTTTCCAAGCACTACAATTGGAAAAATGGACAAGTTCATCGCAACGGTCAGTTGGAATACCATGACATTAGAAAATGCAAAACTCACAGAATTGAATATGGCGATGATGAGTACTTTGATTCGTTGGCCAAGCGAGTGGCAGATTTTTTTCACATTGAAAATATCCAGCAAATTGAACCCATGCCTCTCATTAGATATGATGTTGGAGACTATTTCAATTGGCACACAGACTTGACGTCGGGCTTTGCGTCGCAAAGAACAGCCACAATGATCATGTATCTCAATGATGATTTTGAAGGTGGTTGCACAGTTTTTGCCAAAAACAATTTGAGAATCAAACCCCGGCGTGGCAGTTGTGTTGTTTATAAATACAGCACACAAGAACCAATGATTCATCAAGGTGAAAGTGTGATTGCAGGGTCAAAATATATTTTAACTGCATTTGTAAGAGACAGAGAGTTTACACTGACTGATAGGTTATCAGTCAGTTATTGAATTGTTGTGATCCCTTCAAAGCGAAGGAGTTCTGGACGGGGGTGCGAATCCCCCCAGGTCCACCATAAGGAAGTTTATGAAGATTTGTGTTAAAACCCGTGACGGAGACATATTGCCTGTAATCAACGGCACTAAGTTTACCGAAAAGGATATTTTAGTTCGCACCGAACGAGAAGCAAACCAAGGCAGTTGGATGTTTAAGTTTGTGGGTGGGCCAAATGATTTTTACACAATGCTTTGTGATGAACAAGGCGAAGAAGTTTTCTTATGATGGGCCTGCATAGTTTCGACAGGGCTAGATAGTGGCGACGGCAACACGGTAGGCGATGACCGTTAATCAAGCAAAAAAGTAAACGCAAACGACTCACAGTTCGCATTGGCAGCTTGAACAAGGCTACCTAGGGTAGGAAATACCTCGTAACAGAAACCACCAAAAAGACCACTTCGGTGGTCTTTTTCTTTGACTTTTAGATCATTGTCATATATAATAAACTATGAACAAGCAATACACCCAACTGTCCTTTGAGATACCCTCGCATGAATCTGATTATCGTCGCGAGGCGCTGGCCTACAGATTAAACAGCGGGAGCAGTGGTACCTAATACTCAAGTACTACTCAAGCAAAAACCCGCCACTTAGGCGGGTTTTTCTTTTTGTGCTAGACCAATAATGGACAAGATGCTATACTAGAGACTAGTCAGAAAGCAACACAGTCGATCGAGACTAGTTGATGTTCTTTAAAATTTAAATTATCATATAGTCCCTGTCTAGTTACAGGGTACTATATGTAAACACATTAGGGTTACCTAGTCCGTTAGGGGTGAACGAAGGTTGATACGAACCGGATACCCATGAAGCAGGAGGGTTCTAGAGTATGACGAGACACCATCGAGTCAAAGGGCAAGAACTATCAAACTCCAGGAAGGCGACGGAACAACTAGGCACGTAATGAGGTCTTGACGCAAGTTGGTGATGAGTGTCAAGAACTTCCCTAATGTATTTTCATATAGTAAGTTATATGTAAACACATTGTTGGCGGTGGGTTAATCGCACGACACAACTACCCAGATTGGTCAGTGTGTTTTCATATAGTGTAAAACTATTATTAAGTGTTATCAGGGTATCGTTATAGGACGCTATAACTATCCGGGTCACAGCGGCCGGCGACTGATCCTGACATAACTGCATCGGCTTTGGAACGATAGCTTCGTTACTCCTAAATTTGCACGATAACACTTAATAATATTTTTATGCTCGGTTCGTCTATCGGTTAGGACGCTGCCCTTTCAAGGCGGAAAGACGAGTTCGATTCTCGTACCGAGTACCAGTTTTAGGATTACATCGCCTGGACACTTCCTCGCAAGAGCACTAGGTCCTGCAACCGTAATCCTACCTTTTTTGGAGATGTGTGCCGAGCGGCGAAGGCAGCTGACTGTAAATCAGTGACATCAGAAACACCGTAGGTTCGATTCCTACCGTCTCCACCAATTTTTGGTCCTAAAGTGTTCATGGACGCACGACGGCTTGTCACGCCGTAAGAGTGGGGATCGTTACCCCCTAGGACCGCCAAGTTTTGTTAGAGTGTCAGCAAGAGAATGTCACGCTATCTAGGTAAGTTCGAACTACCAAAATAGTAGAAGGAGACGGGTTCAACTCCCGGGGGATCGGAAGATCCCTGCAGATTGGTTGCTAACTGGACTAGTATCCCAAGTGACGTACCGAGTCCTGGTCGACCTTGTATAAACAGGTGAATGGTGTCAATAACGATGGTGGCACTACTTTAACAAATTCAACACGCGACCATAGCTCATTTGGATAGAGCACTGTGCTACGAACGCAGGGGCGGGAGGTTCGAATCCTTCTGGTCGCACCAACATAGTTGATTTGTACAAGGTTATTTTTTGTTGTACAAGTCAAACAGTGTTTTTGTTTTTTCTTCCAGCACACTGATACGATTGTCAGCTTTGGCCAGTATGACTACCAAGGTGATAAATCCAAGCAAGAGTGGCCACAATTTTACAATATTGTCCAATAGGTCCATAAGTGTGTTGCCTCTTATGTTGTGCTTGAATATTTATCTTTCAAGCACTGCCTTTTATGGTGTCTGTCGTCAAGTGGTCAAGACCTCGGATTGTGATTCCGATATGCGTGGGTTCGAATCCCATCAGACACCCCATAATTTAAATTATTACCTGCACTGCGCCACTTAAATATTGGCATGAAAAATGTTTTATTAACTGGTGCATGTGGATTCATTGGTCATCACATTCTTGCCAAGCTCATTGCCGAGACTGACCACAACATAGTTTGCCTTGACCGGCTGGATTTTTCTGGCAATCTCAATCGGCTGGCCGAATTGAAACAGTCAATGTCGCCCAAGGATTGTGCTCGTGTGCGTGTGGTATTTCACGATCTCAAAGCAGAAATCAATCCGCAATTGGTGCGCCAACTGGGCAACATAGACATTATCTTGCATGTGGCCGCAGGAAGCCATGTGACTCGTAGTATTCAAGACCCCATGGCCTTTGTGCTGGACAATGTGGTGGGCACTTGCAATCTATTGGAATATGCAAGAAAAAATTTACCAAACTTAGAAAAATTCATCAACTTTGGCACAGACGAAATTTTTGGAAATGCCCCATTGGGCGTGGATTTTCAAGAATACGATCGTTACAACAGCCGTAGTCCTTACAGTGCCAGCAAGGCCGGTGCCGAAGAACTGTGTGTGGCCTATGAAAACACATACAAGATGCCCATATACTGCACACATACCATGAATGTGTTTGGCGAAAGACAAAGCCCTGAAAAATTCATTGGCATTGTGATGCGGCAAGTGTTGCAAGGTCAATCAGTGACCATACACGGCGACGAATCCACTGGCACTGTCAGTGGCCTGAGACACTGGATTCATGCCGAAGATGTTGCCGAAGCAGTGTTGTTCATCATGAATTTACCGCACCGACAATTTCCATTGGCCAGTCACACAGCCACTTGCCCCAAATTCAACATTGTGGGCACTACCGAAGTCAGCAATCTTGATCTGGCAGAAAAAATTGCAGAAATTTTACAACAACCTCTCAAATATCAAATGGTGAGTTTTGACAAGCAACGTCCTGGACATGATTTTAGATACAGCCTCTGCGGTGAATACATGAAGTCGCTGGGCTGGCAGCCCAGGATTGAGTTTGATCAACGACTGCAACAAATGGTGCATTGGACCATGACCAATCAACAATGGCTATGGATGTGATCGATCGTTGTTTGTGTTGTCACAACACTGATCTTTTTTCTGTGCTGGATCTGGGCACACAGCCTTTGGCCAACAGTTTTCACACTGCTGACCATGCACCCCCATCCTATGACTTGCACTTGCTTGGCTGTGCCAGGTGTTGGCATACTCAACTGAGTGTGGCAGTTGACCCCGCTGAAATGTTCAGCAACTATTTGTACGTGAGTGGTACCAGTCGTACTGGCCAAGCACATTTTGATTGGATGGCCAAGCACTACAGCCAACACGGTGTTGGTTCAGTATTGGACATTGCCTGCAATGACGGCAGTCAACTGGACAGTTTTGCACGCCTGGGCTGGCAATGCTGGGGTGTTGATCCTGCTGAAAATCTCTGGCCTGCAAGCAGTCAACGCCACCGGATAACATGCGATTTTTGGTCCACGGCAGTGGCACAACATCTATCCAAATTTGATTTGATCACCGCACAAAATGTGTTTGCACACACTGCCGAGGTGGATGAATTTTTGCAGGCCTGTGCCACAGTCATGCATGATCAAACTGTGTTGGTGATACAGACCAGTCAAGCCGAAATGTTCGAGCACCGTGAGTTTGATACCATATATCACGAACACATGAGTTTTTTCAGCACTGCCAGCATGCAGGCTCTGGTCCAACGCAATGGTCTGCACTTGAACCATGTGTACAAAACTGCCATACATGGAACCAGTTATGTTTTTGAAATTGGTCTGCAATCACGGCCCACTGGCACAGTTGACGAATTTTTGTCACAAGAACAGTCCAGGTACTGTCGTGAATTTTATCACGAATACGCCACACAGGCCATGCAGTGTTTGACCCAACTACAGCAGTACTTGTGTCGAATGCAAGCTCAAGGACACCGAGTGGTTGGGTATGGTGCTGCCGCCAAGGGCATGACAGTGATCAATGCTGGTCAGTTAAAATTGGATTACATTGTGGACGACAATCCGCTCAAACAAGGATTGTTGTGTCCAGGCAGTGACATACCGGTGTATTCGCCCAGTATGTTGAGCAATGAAGATTTGCCGCTGGTGATTGTGCCCTTGGCCTGGAATTTTTATACTGAGATCACTCAACGCTGTCGTGCCTTGCGACCGCAAGCACTAGATCAGTTTGTTAGATATTTCCCAAAACTTGTGATTGACCAATAGGTCTGGATAGATTGTAAAAAATCTACGGAGCTCGTGCCACACAGGATAGGCTGGATAGCCATGTTGTTGCCAACGTGCAGGATCATATGACTGGCGTTGACCTTGCTCCATCACACAATCAAAGTAGGGACGATTGAATTCGTACCATTGGTTGATGCTTTCGCTGGCTCCCAGTACCGGACTGGCATGATGAATTTTGATCCATTCATTGAAAAATTGCACAACAAACGCATTGGAAATTTTTTCTGTGCCCGGCAGTGGCCCCAACTGGTTGAACTGCTTGCTGTCGGGCAACAGCATGGTCACATTCAAGGCCTTCATTTTTCCACTCACTTGAATGTAATGCATGAATTCCACATCATCCAAGTGTGTGACCACAAAATTTTCGTCAAAGTAACAGTCTTTTTCTGCCAACACATCTGGATTGAATCCTGTTAGATTGCCCAGGTTGGGCAACAAATGTGACTGGTATGGAATTTTGTTTTCCTGGTCGTCAAAAATTTGTGGCCACACAGGAAAATGAGTATCTCCAAATGTTTGAGTCAGTGCATGAGTAAACAGCAATGGCCAGGCGCTGGACAGTTCAACGTCAGACTGCATGAACAGGGCTGTGGACAGACCCATGGCATGAGCAGTTTTGAACGCCCAATTGTATGCACCAGCACTGCCGATGTTGTGTTCACTGGCATAGTAGGTGTAGCCGTGGCGCTTGCACCATTGTTGTATTTTGGGTTGGTGGCCGTTGTCCAGCACATAAAAATGTACATGGTTAGGCACAAAGTGTTGTTGCACAAATTCATCAGTGTACTTGGCAACAAAAAAATCTTGCTCGTTGTAGGTAAGTAAAAACACAGGTATCATGTGATTACTTATTTGTCCAAAATTATTTGACCAACTATTTGATATCTGTTATAATACATGTTCAATCGCGGGGTACGTCAGTGGTAGACCATCGGGCTCATAACCCGGGAGACGGAGGTTCGAGTCCTTCCCCCGCAACCAATCAATCAAAGGCCTGCCTGTGAAATATATTGCCATTTCGTATTTGCCCGGCAGTGCTGGAAATTTTTTCAGTAGATGTTTGAATCTATTGACCGGAGCATGTTATTTTGTGGACAACACGACCAAAAAACTGCCAGTCACAATAGAAGAAAAACTAGCTCTTTTGAACTACAACACTGTGGTTGACAAAACATTTGATCAACGAGACTGGGTAAAGTTTGAATCACAACTGGTACAATATCACACGGTGCAGCCACATCATTTGTTGCCACCGGGTTCATATTCCATCTGGTGCGGCCACACTTTGCACAATTTTGGTTCAGCCAACCTAGACGTGTTGGCTGGTCCCGATGATCAGTGCTATAAATTTTATATCAATCCTGGTTTGCATTTTGAATGGTGTGTGCTCAATGCTTTGTACAAAAACAGTTATTTGGATGTGAAATATTTTGTCAACGGCAAAGCTCTGTTGAATGACAGTGAATTTTTCAAAATACAACTTGACAGCTTTATTCAAGGATGGCCTTCATTTAGATTGGAATTTGAAAAAGTATGTCATGTGATCGGTCATGTGTTGGCCCAGGAAGAAATACAGGCAGTAGAACAATTGTACTTGCAATGGAGAAAAACGGTGTTGGAGTACAAGGATTTTGAATCTTTCAAAAAAAGCATTGGCTTTGACATGTGACTGGTCCAAATTTGAAATTATGAAATACAAAATTGTCATTGTTGAAGATCAAAGCGACACGGAAATGACCGTGGGCGGTACTGTGTACTTTGCCACAGAACAGTTGGCACGTGATTATGTGACCAACCACAACGCCACACAGCTGAGTTGTGCATACTTGGTGCATGTGTCTCCAAAATACACAGTAACGGACAACTCGTAAAAAACAAAGGTTGACTTCAAAAGATAAATAACGTACAATAGGAACTATGATGAAACAACAATTCTGTTCAATGTCCAAGCCCACAACACTCCAGATATCAGTCTGGCTGTTGGCCAATGGCTTTACAAACAGTATTCCAGGAGGCTCGGGGTCCTAATAGATTTATTCAACGATCTACCAAGGACCCTGGAACTAAACACTCCAGGTTTTTTTTTGAAACGAGAAAAATGCAAGAAGCTAAACTGAAACAACAACAAGAGTACATGCGACAGCACACGCTGACTCCACAAGATCTTCGCAGGATGATCGCGGAAAAGTTAGAACGTGCCAGAGCACATGCTCGAAACCAGCAAAAGGTTCTTTCAAAGAACCGTTAGTATTGCAAAAGTGTGTATGGGTAACGAGGACCCAGCCTGCACTCTAAACATGGGCGAACGGGCGGCCTAGAGGATGGAGTCTCTCTTGTGAGACAAAAAATTCTAGCGTAT